AAAGATCGTTGGTTGCAAAACTACGCAACTGCAAAGATCAAATATCAATGGGGTAGCAACCTAACTAAGTTTAACGGTATGACTCTGCCAGGAAACATTCAGTTCAACGGAGAACAAATTTTAAATGATGCACGTGATGAGATAACGAGGTTAGAAGAAGAAATGATCTCCTCATACTCTCTTCCTGTTATCGACATGATAGGATAAAAAACTGTGGCTAAAAATTACTATTTCGAAAACTACGATAATTCGATGGAGCAACATCTCATCGATAATTTGGTCGTGGAATCGATAAAAATATTCGGAATAGATACGATGTTTTTGCCTAGAACTATGGAAGTGGATGGCTCTGGATACACTACAAAAGATGATCTTTTAAACGAAGATGATCTTCCTATTTACAAAGAAGCGCATGAAGTTGAGATGTATGTTAAGAACGTAGACGGCTTCGAAGGAGAAGGCGACTTCTTGTCTAAGTTTGGATTACAGATCAGAGACTCTATTACTCTTACTATAGCAAAGACTGCTTATGAAACAGAGGTCGGCGTACACACAGAAATTAATCGACCACGTGAAGGCGATATAATATATCTTCCTTTAAATAGAAAAATGTTTGTAATCCAACATGTAGAGCATGAAGCAATTTTTTATCAGATGGGGTCTCTTCAGACATATGACCTTAGATGTGAACTATACGAGTATAGTGGAGAAAGATTTGACACTGGATTGTCGTATTTAGATGACAAGTTTAAAGACGAAAACCTATTTATTGATAGTCAAGGCACAACGTTTACAGTAGAAGTTAGAGACAGCGTGTTTCATATGCAATCTACTGACGAAAGAGGCGATCTTTTAAGTACTCCTAAACTTGAAGCAAGAGTTGATGAGAAAATTATATTCGATCAATCGCATGTTTCTAATACGAATTGGCCACTGCGAATCTATACAACTACATCACCTAATACTGGTTCAGAAATTACGGCTGGAGTTACTGTTACTGGCACACCAGGTGTTGACGGCAAAGTAACATTCACTCCAACAACTACTGGCACTTTCTACTATATCAATCCTACAACTATAGGAATGGGCGAAACAATTTCGGTAGAAGTGTCTAAACTACAGAGTGTAGAAACCTATGATGATATTGCAGATAATACTACAATCGAGTCTTTTGCTGATAACATTGTTGATTTCAGTCAAAACAATCCATTCGGGGAGGATAACTTCTAATGTTTGGTCAACACTTTTACAACGAATCAACTAGAAGATATGTTGCTGTATTTGGCACACTATTTAATGACATTCAGATAGGTCGCAGTAATAACGCAGGCACTGAGATACAGCGAATGACTGTACCGATTAACTATGCACCTGCTCAAAAGTTACTTGCGAGACTAGAGGGTGATCCAAATCTTGACAAGCCTGCTATTACTTTACCTCGCATGTCATTTGAAATTATGGGCATGAACTATAATCCAGCTCGTAAAGTTGGATCGCTTATAAGACAAACAAAGTCTATAACAAGTAATGACAATGAGGTACTGAATCTATATAGTCCTGCGCCTTACGACATTGACTTTCAATTGAATATTATGACGAAGTATACAGAAGACGGCACTAAAATACTTGAGCAAATTTTACCTTTCTTCAAGCCAGACGTAACAGTTAGCGTTAAAATGATCGATAGCATGGATTTCTATGTAGATATTCCTGTTGTGTTACAAAGCGTAACTACTGAAGACTCGTATGAAGGGGATTTTGAGACAAGAAGAGTGTTGATGTGGACTCTGAACTTTCAGATGAAAGCATTCTACTTTGGTCCAACTACAAATAAGAGAATAATTAAGTTCTCTGACAATAACATATATACTAATACTACGGCTACAGTTGCCGAAGAGCAAGTGAACGTACAACCTGGTTTGACCAGCGGTGGTCAACCTACTACGAAAATTGCGGATTCTGTCGCATACTCAGATATTAACATTGATGATAATTGGGCAGAGATCGTACAAATATTGGATGCTTAACATGATTAAAGATGATATTAGTAATAGCTTAGGTCTTGAGCCTTTGCAAAATTTGAATGAAGGAGAAGGTGAATTGGTAGTTCCTAAGAAGACTGAACTAGCAGAACTAAAACCTGTTGACGATAAGGCTGACAGGGATTACGACTATGCTAGAACTAACTTCTATAATATCATTGAAACTGGCACGGAAGCACTTGAGCAAATGTTAGATGTTGCAAAGGCATCAGAGCATCCACGTGCATACGAAGTTGTATCAACTATCATGAAAACACTTGTGGATGCTAACAAAGATTTAGTGTCTATGTCTGCTAAGAAGCAAGAGAGCGAAGAAGATAAAAATCCGTCAGAAAAAGCAATGACGAATAATAATCTATTTGTTGGATCTACCGCTGAACTACAGCAACTATTGAAAGACATGAGAAGTAACGATGCAGACTAAAGGTTATAACGGTAACGTTAATCTAAAACGCAAAGGTACAGACGTTGAATTTACTCAGGAAATGGTTACTGAGTTTCTTAAATGTGCCAAAGACCCTATATACTTCTCAGAAAAATACATTCAAATCGTACACGTTGATCATGGGTTGATTCCGATTAAGATGTATGATTATCAGAAAGATATTTGTAAAGCAATCACTGAGAACAGGCGTGTCACAGTTAATACTTCTCGACAGGCTGGTAAGACCACTACAGCCGTTGCAGTAATCTTGCACTATATCATCTTTAACGACTTTAAAACTGTCGCACTACTTGCAAACAAAGGCGATGCGGCACGTGAAATTTTAGATAGAATCAAAATTGCATACGAGGCACTCCCAGCTTGGCTACAACAGGGCGTTATCGAATGGAACAAAGGTTCTGTTGAATTTGAAAATGGATGTAAAATCATTGCTGGTTCTACGTCATCTAGTGCTATTCGTGGTAAATCTATATCATTCTTGTATATCGATGAGACTGCATTCGTAGAGAACTGGGATGAGTTCTTTGCTTCTGTTTTTCCAACGATTTCGTCTGGTGAAACAACAAAGATATTATTTACTTCCACACCTAATGGACTGAATCACTTCTATAAAACGTGCGTTGGCGCACAAGAAAATAGAAACGGATACATTTACATTGAAGTGCCCTGGGGCAAAGTTCCAGGTCGCAACGATAAGTGGAAGCAAGAAACTCTTGCGGCTATGGATTTTGATCAGCAAAAATTCTCGCAAGAATTTGAATGCGCTTTCTTAGGTTCTTCTGGAACATTGATTGAAGGCTCTAAACTTAAAACTATGGTCGATCTACAGCCTATTGCTCAGACAGATAAGATGAAAGTCTATCAGCAACCAGAGAAAGATCATGTATACGTGTGTGTATGTGATGTATCTAGAGGAAAGGGCTTAGATTATTCTGCATTCCAGATAATTGATGTAACTCAGATGCCATACCAACAGGTATGTGTGTATAAAGACAACACGATTACCCCTATCGACTACGCTGAAATCATATATAGAAGTATAGAGAGATACAATGAAGCGTATACTTTAATCGAAGTAAACGACATAGGAGAACAAGTATCAGAAGTACTGCATTATGAGTTTGAAGTTGAAACGCTAATGTATACTGAATCAGCAGGAAGAGCAGGTAAAAGATTGTCTACTGGGTTTTCTAAGAACGCTGATAAAGGAATCAGAACTACAAAAAATGTGAAGTCTATAGGCTGTAATATGCTTAAGATGTTGATTGAGCAAGATCAATTAATAATCAACGACTTCGGAACAATAAATGAACTTTCAACATTCTCCAGACGTGGCAATTCTTATGAAGCGGAATCTGGAACACACGATGATTTGGTTATGTGTCTAGTGTTATTCGGATGGATGACCGATCAAACGTTTTTCAAAGAAGTCACAGACATAAATACTATCGATAAACTCAGATCAAGGAACGAAGAAGAACTTATGGAAAGCCTTCTACCAATTGGTTTCAACACTTATGACGAGGATATCCTTGAAGAGGAACAGTTAGGAACAGCCCAGTGGCTAAACTACTAAATTGCTGTTTTTATAAATATAGAAATAAAGAAGTTTATAACTTACAAAATAAACAAGGAGAAATGAGAAATGGCTTTTCAAACAAGTCCAGGCGTTAATATCAGCGAAATCGACCTAACGAATGTCGTCCCAGCTGTAGCGACAACTGAAGGCGCTATCGCAGGTGTTTTCCGTTGGGGTCCAGAACTAGAAAGAATCCTAGTAACATCAGAGCAAGACTTAGTTAATCGCTTTGGTAAACCATTAAGTAGCTCTACGTCAGTCGAATCTTCGGCAGGTACCGCAGAGACAGTAACATTTGATGATGTTACAGTGCCAACATCGGGTGGCCTCACTACTGATACATGGACACTTGTAGTTGGTAGTGAAACTTATGTTACTGCCGCAGGTGATTATACTGATCTAAATGCTGTAGCAACTGCAATTCAAGCTAAATTAACTTTAGATGGTGTAACTACTTATTCAGTATCAGTTATCAGTAACAAGATTGTACTCACATGGTCTACAGTCGGTAATCAAGTAGTCGGAACATATAGCATTGCTTATACAGGTAGTGGTGCAGGTTCAGCAGACGATGCGGCTCCTACTATCGTAGAAGGTACCGCTCGTACAGTAACGACAAGTCAGTGGTCAAACTACGAGACATTCTTTTCTGCCGCAAACTTTCTGTCGTACAGTGATGCATTATACGTAACACGTGTTGTAGGCACTGCTGGCGCCGCTGGTGGCACAAACTTTACCGCAAAATACAAAGGTTCATTAGGTAACTCTATTCAAGTATCTCACTGTGTGGGAACTTCGAATATGGGAGTTACTGCCAGAGCAGACAGTATATCAATTGATCCTTTTAAAACTACGGGAACGATTACAAATAGCACTTCGGCTCTGACATATCTTGCAGTTGGAGATAGAATCGTATTATCAACTGGTAACGAACTAGTTGTCACTGCAATTGCTTCACCTACTGGTAGTGGTAATTCTTACTCAAGAGTAGTTACTTTTGATAGAGTGTTTAGTCCAGCAGATGGTGCGGCGTACAATACTACTTTCAGCACACAGTGGAGAGATGCAGATTTATTTGACTCTGCTCCCTCAAGTGCAACTAGAATGCACGTTGTTGTGCGTGATAGTGATGGTAAAATCTCTGGTACCGCAGGAACAATCCTAGAAGTATTCGAAGACATCGACACTTCATCCGGCTCAATTAACCCAGACGGATCTACTAACTATTCTCCAGACGTTTTCGAAAATCGTTCACTCTGGATTGCATGTACTACATCTCAAGCGGGACTTCAAGGATCTTTGACTTACGGTCAAGCAAATCTTGCCGGTGGAGTTGATAGCCAAGACGAAAGTGCAATGCCAATTGGTAAATTGACTGAAGGCTATAGTCTATATGTAGATCCAGCTGATGTAGATGTATCACTTATCATTCAAGGTAAAGCAAGAGATGGAAATGTTCTTGCAAATCACCTTATCAATGGTATATGTGAAGTTCGTAAAGATTGCGTAGCATTTATTTCGCCTGAATTAAGCGACACTACTGTTGCTGATATGACAGCATTTGCTAACGGTCTTACTGCTTCTACATTTGCAGTCGTGGACAGCGGATATAAATATCAGTATGACAAGTACTCAGACGTATATCGTTGGATTCCGTTGAATGCTGATATTGCTGGTCTTTGTGCAAGAACAGATGACGTAAGAGATCCTTGGTTCTCACCTGCTGGTTACAGTAGAGGAAACATCAAAAACGTTGTTAAGTTGCGATTGAACCCAGCTAAAGCTGAAAGAGATGTGCTTTATAGAGCGAAGATCAATCCAGTTATTACACAGCCAGGTCAAGGCACTGTACTGTTTGGAGATAAGACTTTTGCTCCAACAACTTCAGCGTTTGATAGAATCAACGTGCGTAGATTGTTCATCGTTCTTGAGAAGGCAATCGGTGTAGCCGCTAAGTCTACATTGTTCGAATTCAACGATGACTTTACGAGAGCCCAGTTTAAGAACCTAGTTGAGCCTTTCTTACGAGACGTTCAAGGTAGACGTGGTATCTATGACTTCAGAGTTGTTTGTGACGAAACTAACAATACCTCGAATGTCATTGATAGTAATCAGTTTGTTGGCGATATTTACATCAAGCCTGCACGTTCTATCAACTTCATCCAGCTTAACTTTGTAGCCGTTAGATCGGGTGTAGAGTTTTCTGAAGTAGTAGGTCAGTTTTAATAAATATTAATCAAAGGAGATATGAATAATGGCTTTCAACATTAATGAAATTAAAAGCCAACTGACCTTCGGGGGTGCTAAAGCATCGCTGTTTCAAGTACAGATTACAAATCCTGTAAATGCAATAGCGGATCTTAAAACACCTTTCATGGTACAGGCGGCAGCAATTCCAGAGAGTACTCTGGGTACAATCGAGATTCCGTATTTCGGTCGTAAAGTAAAAATCGCAGGTGACAGAACATTCGCTGAGTGGACTGTTACTATCATGAATGATGAAGACTTCCTAATTCGCAATGCGATGGAAAACTGGATGGCTTCAATCAATGCACACGAAGGTAATACAAGACAGTTAGCAACAGCGGCAAGTTCAGAGTATAAGTCACAAGCACAGATTACTCAGTACTCTAAAACTGGTGTACCACTGAGAACGTATAACTTTAATGGTCTGTTCCCAACAGCAGTTGCTTCAATTGCTATGGATTGGAACACTACGGACGACATTGAAAGATTTGATGTGACATTCCAATATGATTGGTGGAACGTTGACGGTGGAATCACTGGCAACGGCGGCACTAACGCTTAATTGGGCGATAATTAGGGGGGAGAATGGTTCTCCCTCTTTATTAGAGGATTAACTATGGATTTATTTGGATTTGAAATAAAGCGGAAGAAGGATGAGAATGACAACATTCCATCTTTCGTTACTCCGCAAACCGACGACGGCGCTGTAAATATCGCCGCAACTGGTACTGGGATCAGTACTTTTTTGGATATGGACGGCACTGCAAAGTCAGAAGCAGAATTAGTTCAGAAGTATAGAACGATGTTACAACAGCCTGAAGTTTCTCAAGCAGTTGATGACGTAGTAAACGAAGCAATCGCAATCTCAAACGATCAAAAAGTCGTAGAGTGCGTTACAGATGATTTAGATCAACCTGACAACATTAAGAAAAAGATTAGAGAAGAGTTTGACGGTGTACTTAAGTTATTAGATTTTTCTAATACTGGGTACGAAACTTTTCAAAAGTGGTACGTTGACGGAAGAATCAACTATCACGTTATGATTGATATTAAAGCTCCTAAGAAGGGCATTCAAGAATTACGATATATTGATCCTCGCAAGCTTAGAAAAGTACGTGAGTATAAAAACGAAAAGATTGGTGATAAAGACAACCAAGCAGTAGCAAAGAAGATTAAGAACGAATACTATATCTTCAGTGAAAAGGGATTCAATAATATCAGTGGTAGTAAGCCACAAAGTTTTGCAGATGGTAGTACACAGGGTGGAATGGCAGGTCTTAAGATTGCAAAAGACTCTATCGTAAATGCCAACTCTGGACTACTAAACGAAAATAGTACATTGGTTTTGTCGCATCTACATAAAGCGTATAAGCCTTTAAATCAATTGCGTATGATGGAAGATGCAGTTGTTATTTACAGAATTTCAAGAGCGCCTGAAAGACGTATCTTTTACATTGACGTAGGTAACTTGCCTAAGATGAAGGCAGAACAGTATCTACGTGATATGATGACTAAACACAAAAATCGTGTAGTCTATGATATGGCAACAGGCGATGTTAAAGATGATCGTAGGCATATGTCTATGACGGATGATTTTTGGTTACCAAGACGTGAAGGCGGTAGAGGGACAGAGATTACTACTCTACCAGGTGGACAGAATTTAGGCGAATTAGATGACGTACTGTATTTTCAGAAACGTTTGATGAAAGCCTTGAACGTTCCCATTTCAAGAATGGAATCTGATGCAGG